AGCTGTTAGTGACGCATCCATCGATGGATATTTGGATAAGGCCACCATATCTCAAAAATTTATCGTTGATATTCCGTTTTATTTTCATAATAATATCGAATTAGCGTTACCCCTGTGTGCTTTAAAACACCAGGAATGCGAAATAGAGATTAAATTGAGTGAGAAGAAGGACTGCTTATACAAATGGTCTTCCATGACAAATACAACGACAAGATCCAGTGATAACACGACGTTTAACGTTACGGTATCAAATGGCGTGTTTGATATAGACAACAATCCTCAAGCCACACTCACACTTCAACGGGGTCGTACGTATATATTTAATTATTCTTCGGCCGGACATCCTTTTAAACTATCCAAAATAGCAGATGGTCGAACAGCACAGGGATTTGTTGATAGTGGTTCCATATTAGGTGTGAGTGATGGTGTTACGGATCTCAATTCCATAATAACATACATTGTTCCGGACGATGCACCCGATACAATCTACTACTATTGTAATAATTCTAGTCATGTGGGTATGGGTGGTACGATAAACATACTCGAACCATATTTTGATCCATCTAAAGCTACCATAAACGATATTTCTTTGTACACCGAAACCGTACAATTAAATGAACCCGAAAAAGTTAAACTCGAAGCCACCAAAACAGATTACATAATCACACAACTCCAGAGTGATTCGTTTCGAATACCCATGTCAACGCAAGACGGGTACGATTCTGTGAAATTTAGGATGGAGTTCATAAATCCGGTAAAAGAGTTATATTTTGTGATTGCCAGAAAGGGTGACAACATAACACCTTTTAATTATGATCATTCTTCGCAGATCTACCCTTCGGGTGGTTCAAATACAAAATACATTAATTATGAAAATTTAGTCACATTAGAGATGGAACTCGATCGAGAAATCATCTTAGATGAACGTTCGGGTGATGTGATTAACTTACGTGCGGTTCAGAGTGGAATACACCACTCCAGGACGCAGTTATTCAGGAGATTTTACTCGTATAGTTTTGCCCTCGAGCCAGAAAAATGGTATCCAACGGGTCAGAAAAATTTCAGTTTGATCAAAGATCAGCACATAACCTTGAAACTGAATAACGATACGACGTACGAAAGAGAGCTTAGAGTTTATGCGCTCAGTAATAACATATTGCAGTTTAAAGATGGAAGCGCACGACTTCTCTTCAACAGTGGCAAAATCGGCAATTGATATTGTAACACCCGTGTTTGAGAATGCGGTTGTGTTATCAGGGCAATACGCGAAAGCGTGTGGTCGAGATGTTATACTTTCCAAGGATATGGAATATTGTATGAAATATTGTGCTATGAACACAGTCGGTAAACAGATTGGATCATATTTTCCAGAAATTTATGAGGAGGAAGAATCCGAAGGTGAAGAAGAAATTGAAACGGTAAATGAGGAAGACGAACCACCATTTGAGCCGTACTCGGGAGATATCGAGTTATTTAAGTCTATAAATGACGCATATGACGCATGGGAAAGTTGGGAACCAACCAATCCGTCAGAAAAAATGATAAAAAATGCTATTGATAGTAATGAACACCTCTCCTCCGCGGGGATGGAAGACTTCTAATAAAAAGATAAAATCTTTTAAAATTAGTGATGAAAGTTCTGATTCCGATACGGATTCTGAGTCTAGCACTGATACAGAAGAAGATAAAAATATCAGGGGATATGAAAAAACGCAATATAAAAAGTTAGCGTTTGTAGAAGATCTTCTTCCAGAATAAAATCTCGATATATTATAAAATGTCTTCCCCAGTACCCGCTGATATGCTTTTAGCTATTTCTCGCGAGCTCGAGACCCAGTCTCTCAACGCTGTCGTCGCCGGCTTCTCCTTCGCTGCTGCCCTTTCTTGGATGGATGTCGTTCGCTGGTCTATTCACCAGGTTGTCCGCGTCCAGAAGAACGGTGGTATGAACTACGCGCTCACCGCGCTCTTCACCACCCTCCTCTCCGTCGTCGTCTACATGGCCATCTCCAGGGTTTCCTCTCGCGTCAGGAAGCCCGCTGCCCCCACATACGCCGTCACTCGCTAAGTTTTTTAGGTTTAGCGACGAGTATGAAGAAAATACCTGCAGCGATTATAGCAAAAATATATATCATACCATTCCATCTATTCGGATCCTCAATACTGGGTATACGAATTGGTGGCGGTAATTCAAACTTCTTATCAACCTTAGGTACATTCTGTAGTTTATCCGTACTACATTCTATGTTTAGTTTCAATATGTGATTCGCATTTCTAAAATCGTATGGAATTAAACGATTATTACTACTATAAAAGAACTGTATACGTAATTTTGATATGTTTTGTGCCCCCGTGTCAAAATTATGCTCTACCGCATCGTCAGCGCCAGAATAGTTAATCACATCCCCACACATGAGAATACGTCCCGTATAAAAGGGTGTATCGGAATATACAGTTTTAGTCAATTCGTCAGCGCCGTTGCTGATTTTTATGATGAGGGCATCTGGACCCTGTAAATTGATACTTCCCGTAATTAAAAGATCGGCAAGACCACCCGTAGAAGGTGTATTCGACCTCGCGTTATTCGCGGGTAAACCAAGTATATCGTGAGGAGTTGTATATCCTTCTGTAGCCACCGAAGAATGATACCCGTTTGTACCATCATAAAATTTAAATGAAAAATCTTGGTTACCAGCGTTTGCACCGGCCGTTACGGCTATTTCGTTTTTGTCTTTGTTGTATGCGAATACTATAGGATCAGCATTGTACGTATTACCTCCTAATACAGCGTCTAACGCAAGGTTGACTCTAGTTTGTAATTCGGCCGCTAAAGTATTACCTCCATAGTTACCGGGAGTTAGTGTTACGGTTGCAACTGTTTCTGTTGGTGCGGTATGAAGAACAAAATCAAACGTTTTATTACGATCGTTGATTAAAAATTGACTCGCATGAATACGAGCAGAAACTATAGACAATTTTTTAACATCGTAAATGGGATGACGTAATTCGACAACGTAGTCTCCTGGGTTCGGAAACGATACGGGATCGCGTTCACTACTATCTATATCTAACGTGTATACGCTCATTAAAATATGTGGATAATATTTTAATGGGTGTTATTCTACAATTTTTATTATTTAAAAATAGTTCTGTGCTACGGGGTTGGTGCTGAGTTGCTTTTTAGCTATACCGAGACTGGAATTGCTCGCGTTAGGGTTGTAATGACCCTTGAAAGAATTGAAGTTGTGGTAAGCGTTATTCGTGTACTGCTGTGTCCATGCACCATCTGCGGAGTTAATACGACCATCTATACGAGTCTGATCGGTCCTGGCTGCCGTCGGCATACCACCCTGGTTAAGAGGTCCCGCACGGACATTCATTCTACCCGCATTGCCCATCCGATTTGGTTTACCTCTGCGATCGTCGGGGCGGAATCCGTGTGCAAATAGTTCATCAGCCGTATAGGCAGATCCGTATGTACGTTTTTCGCCTATCTTAGTAGCGGGAGAATTGACGTAACCGTGTGCAAACTTATGAATGTTGGGTGCGGGATTGTTGTTGAATCCATATTGTTCGGTATTACCATCCTTCTTATTTCGGGTAGGGTCGGGAGCGAGTGTAGATCCAGATACTAATCGCTTGGCTCCGTTAAATCCTAAATTATCCGTTCGAGCACCCGTCTGAGACCTGTTAGTTAATCTCTTGGTGTGCTCATGCTCGGACCGTACAACCACACCCGTCATACCTTGAGCTCTGCCCGCCTGCGCGGGGCGGCGCTCAAACAAGTATGCGGTTTTCTCAGGCCTATTTTGGGCAACGTCCCCAGCTTGACCACGACGACCACCACTAATGTCGAAAGCGGGACCACTTCGGCCAGGTAGTGTAGTGAGACGATACGCTCCAACGTTTTCGGGATTTACACGGAAAAGCTGATGCTGACCACCATATGCGGGAACTTCTGGACCTACACCTAAACCTGGACCTACGAGCTGTTTTTCAATAGGAGAAAGATTATTCATACGACCGTTATCAAACATACGATTTCTCATTTCAAGAACTTCTGCGCCACTCGATCGCGACTGGGGTGCGATGTCGGAAAAATTATTTGTTTCTAATTTCCTCTGGGGTATTCTGTTAAGACTATCATCCAACGGTATCTCATCAGGGACCTCTGGAGTAAAAATTTCAGTGTCTTCTTCCATCTCATTTTGAATTCTGATTTCAGATTCTTTTTTGTCACTGAATCGTTTTCCTAAATATGCCAAACCGGCGATAGCAGCTATGGAAACGGGATCAGCCATTCTTACTTTTTGGTGAGATTTTTATTGAAGATATCTTTGACTGAACACACTGTTCTGAACTTCCGCACGCGTACTCGCGGGCTCGTACCTCCGAGTTTCGAGAGGAAGCTTGCAGTGTACGTCTTGGAGAGGGAACAGATTTTGTTCGTACGTGCGAGCCAGAACTTTATTAAACTGGCTTGTGGATTGGGGTCGTAAACGATCACTCGTTTCGATGTATTGGGCGGGGGCACCCTTGCCCGCCATGTAGGGGGCGGTGCCGTAAAGCATTGTATTTGGGCGGCTGGAACCGTAATTTAATGTGCTGGGCTGAGGATAGACAAACACTTCTTCAGTCGCGCAAACAGAAGGCCTCGCTGGGTTTTCTACGATTTTCATTCCTGGTTGGAGTTGGTACGCCATTTTACTATTACATGAGAATATTATCTAAGTTATCAAGGATACGAAGATCCCCTAATCATACCGCTACGTTTATCACCGTTAGGTTGTAATCCTCCAAAGGCTTCCAATTGAACACCCCGAGCATCTGGGTCACAGTACCTACTATCTGTGCGACATAAAGGCCCCTGTTTCGCGCCATATAACCATTCGGCAAAGGCGGTTTGGTCACCTGGTATATCTGTCACAGGAGTAGATACAAACTGTCGCGCAAGCGCGTTTCTTTGTTGCTCGGGCCAAGGGGATCTGGATTTTTGGGGACCGTATGGTATTCTGTCTAACATCTTTTTATCAACTCTATCTTTTACTGTCGTATAATCGCATGCTGGTAATTTATTAGGATTGTCGGTGTAGTCCGACATTAAAACATTTCCCATGGGATTGTCTTTAGTGGGCAGTTGACACATAGTATCTCCTGTAGAATCTGTTACATAAAGTTCCTTTATCATGTTACTCTTCTCCATGACGTATAAAACGCTCAAACCGGTGAGACCGAGTATTAAAATTCTCTGATCCCTGCGAATGAGGTAAACTATGCACGTAGCATAGACTATGAACCGCGCAGTAGCATTTATACGTTCTGCTGACATCTGGTTTTTGGTAGGCCAAAAGTCCAAAATTTTGTCCTCCCTAATTAATTGTTTTGGATCATTAAACAAGGATACCATTTAATATATAAAACTTTTATTTTTTCAACATTCCACCAAGTAGACCCTGCATGGATTTCATGAGCTGAGCCTCATCAAGTTCATCACCGTCGTCCTCCAACTTATCCGCACACTGCTTCGCCACATTCTCGATCATACTGAGCGTTTCTGGAGGAATTGATGTAATAGTAGTACCTAGCATGTATAGGGTCTGGATGTATTGCCAAATGGCGTTACGAGTACCCTCTGAAGCCTTGGGCCAGAGATTCTTAAGGTTAACGTCCTTAAGGAATTCCATATTATTAGCGTTTTCAAGGAAGAAAGACTCATCTCTCGAATTAACCTTCTCAATGTGTGGAGAAACGCTCTCCATGAATCCCGTAACGATAAGCTTACCGTTAGTGGAACGCATCATTTCAAACGCTGCGATGTACTTCTTGATTCCCTTCTCCTCGGGGAAGGTTTTATGAAGCTCGGTGAGAAATTGTCCCATCATGTCATTGAAAGCGGTAACAGATGTCATATTGTGTATTATACGTGTATTATTTCTTTAAGCAAAATCAAAAAGGGTCTGTGGATATAACTTCACGGTGACCTATACCGTTAGAAACTATGAAATAAACTAAAATCATAACGAGGGCGGCTGGCTTGGCGTACGCGCTCGTTTCGAGGTCACCCTCATTATTAAGTTTCGCTTTGAAGTGTATGTAACCAGCTGTTATGGCACCTGCTATAAGACTGGCGGAAGCTGGATCGCGAAAGTATTCGTCCATGTCTATATAATTAATACATAGGTTTTTTTATTCTACCATCGGGGGCATCTGGAAACAGGTCTTCACTTTCGTATCCCTGATGAGGTTGAGCTTGGGGTTGAGGGCGACCCGATTTAATCGTCCTGAACTCGTTTTCAAATGGGTTACTTTGTTGAGGCTGCTCCGGTGCCATGGGCTGCTCATCCATGGGCTGTTCACCCATGGGCTGTTCACCCATGGGCTGTTCACCCATGGGCTGTTCGCCCATAGGCTCACCTTGCATTTCAGGATTTTCCATAGACGGATCACCACCTTCAATGGGTTCACCTTCACCCATCTCCTGATTTTCACCTCCGTACTCGTCCACGTTATCTTCCATGAGATCGGCATCTTGAGGATCTATCATATCGTCGGTGGTAGTCATGTACGTTTGAAGAATTTGCTGAACTGGAATAAGCTCCTTAACAGTAGTTTCTATGCAATAACTAAATCGATCGTATAACTTATCGTTTCTAGCATGTTCAGATTGAGTTTCTGAGAAAATATAGGGATCTTTGTATAAATCTTTCGCAACGTTCTTGTAACACGAATGAATAAAGACCTCATTTGTCGGTAATTTTACGGATAGTTTTTTATTATCCTTGTTGAGTCTGACCGCGGATAAAATCTTCACGGAACTGACGAAAACAGCCGCGACGAGATCCTTAAACCACGCGCATCTATTAGCTATGTTGTCCGTGTGGTCTTTGGCCATAGTTTCGTTCCACTCAGGAACGTCTTTGAGAAGTTTTTGAAACATCTGTAAGACCTTGCGCCCCTTTGAAAGTTTGTACGCTTCTTCATACATTTCAACGAAAACGTCGATCATGGGAGGACACATTAATATAGACAGTTGTTCTAAGTATTCGCGTTTGGCTTCAACTAATATGTTTAAGTTATCCATATACGATATTCCCTGTTTTTATTATCTCTTGTTTCCCGCATTTCCCCTGTATCTGTTTGCGGCCTTTTTCAAATTAATAAGTGTAGGAAAATCAGTATCATCATGTGCAACCTCTTTTTTGTGTTCACCAGTCTTTCGGGTTATCCATGAGATGGAAAGTAAGAAATCTGCGAGTATTTCTACATTAAAACCTCCTAGACTGAGTTGTCGTATGATATAAGATGTAGCTTTATATCGATCAAAACTAGGAAATCCTAGCACAAACGCAGGGATCAAAACTACCACAGCATTTCCACCAACATCCACGGTGTTTCTTATTTTACGTGACACCTGTTCATAAATTTTAGTATATAATTCTTTTTTGAATCGTGTCCTTTTTTCTCTAATGCGCGAAATTTCATCGACGCTTATCATTATATTAGACGTCGACTAATATTTTATCGATTCTAACTCACTCTTACGAATTTCATTGTAAGGAATATGTTCCATGGCTGGAACGTCATTTAAGTAAGGTGATACGTTTGTTGGTGGTTTTATATCTATGGGTCTGCTCTGAACAGCGTGAACCACTACATCATCACCGTTTACGATAATTTCCGCTGTTATAGAAAATCCAAACGAAAATCCTTCTTGTTTCGCCACCATAAACATACACTTATAGAGTTCGTGGCTACTCGTTAAACTTTTAAATTTTCGTATTTGTGTAGTTTCTATGATGTAAGTGCACATGTCTGTTTTCTCTTTTATGTATTTATTCGTAGCCAAAATCATCTTTTCCATGAGATCGGGGGTTATATCTATAGCCCCCTCTTGTTCCTTGTATTTTTTCATATCCATACCGGTATCATCAAACGTCACAGGTCCAACGGGTTTTTTGTATCCAGAACAATTGAAATTCTCTTTCCTGGACGAAAAGCTTATGATACATATGATTGCTATCAACAGTAGCAGTACTATCATTTAATAGTAACTTATAAAAAAACTGTGTAAATAATTTAAAAAAAAAGTAACCAATAAAATTATAACATGTCATTGTTGATTTTTAGTCCAAAGTGTAATCATAGTTTGGATATCATCGAATATGTTAATAGCAATCCTCAACTTAAGAGGTTAGTACAGTATCATAATGTCAACACCATGGGTATTCCTCCTCAGTATAGAAATAAGATTACCCGCGTACCAACGATGCTCACAAAAAATGGTAAAATTTTGGTAGGAAATGAGATTAAGAATTGGCTCGAAAGTTTGTTGCCAGCTAGAGAACTAGAGTCTTGCGATTTTGGAAATTGTGTGATGACAACGTTGGATGGGGAATCTAATCGGGCGATGTTTGGATTGGATGACTACGGTCGATCTTTACAACCACCCATGACGAAAGAACTTCAAGATAAAATTAATCAAAGTGTGAGCGATGCTTATACTGATATAAAGAAATAAAGGGTAATTTATCGAGTATGAAGTTAGTAACAGTACAGGCTGCAGCTATCAAATCTACATTTGAAGTGTTAAAGGATATACTGAACGATGTGAACATCTACTTTAAGCCCGACGGAATGTATATTGTCACTCTCGATACGGCTCGATCATCGTTAGTTGATATGCATCTATCGTCGGAGAATTTTGAAGAATACGAATGCCCCGATCAAATAGAAACTGGTGTGAACGTTACGAATATGTTTAAATTGCTAAAGACTATAACGAGTAATGATGTTTTGATTATCACCATTGACTCTAAGGAGTATATGAACATTGAAATTCATAACGAGAACAAAAAGACGAGTACTAAATTCGCTCTCAAACTCTTGGATATTAATGAAAATCAAATTGAAGTTCCGGAAACGAACATGACGATCACTACACCCATGCCTTCAATCGATTTTCAGCGCATTTGTAGAGATATGTCTAATATAGGAAGCGAGATACAGATTACGAGAGAAGGAAAATATATCACGTTAACGTGTCACGGAGACTTTGCTAACCAAGAAACATCGATAGAATGCAATGATGAGTGTTCCAAGTTAACGGGTGTATATTCTCTTCGATACATGAACATATTTACGAAGGCAACGTCTATGTGTGCGACAGTACAAATAATGCAAGAGGAACAGAACCGATTTCTGATTCTGAAGTATAACGTGGCAAACTTGGGTGAACTCAAGTTCTATTTAGCCACTAAGGTAGATGAAGATCGCTGATGTAACCGGTTTTTACATCTACCGTCTTATTCATTCCTATGATGTTCTTTATTTTGATTTTAGGAAATTTTTCAAAGGTCGAATCATCGTACCAAAACATATCTTTTAGGTGTATTTTTTCTCCATAAAAGTCGCTAAAAGGCCCTGCATATCTAGATATTTTGCATAACAGGTCTTTTACGGGCTTATCTCCCGCATCCAATAAAAGAGCCGATGATAGCGGCAGGTTAAATATCATCCCATTTTGTTTCTTAGGTGGCCATACGTGATCATTATCATACGTGAGATACTTATAACTTTTATTATCGTACCAAAATTTAATTCGAATTATCATACGGGTTACACATTCCGGTGGATTCGGGATTTTGAAATCTGTTTCGACGTCTGTATAATAGTTCGTACTTTTCTTGGTCCAATCTTTCATTTCTTTCTTCCAAAATGGATCATCGGTTTTTTTGCATTTATCGTGGTCGACATAATATTCTATACACTTATTTTCAATTTTGAAGTCATGTTTATTCGATAAAATTTTTGTAAAAATTTTAAAATAGTAAATTACGTTAATTAAAAACTTATGTATAATGTTCATTATTGTAATGGAAGGTAATTTTTTAAGTCGATATAATAATCGAATAAAAGAATGGATGGATAAAATCGAGAATGATCCCGCAAACAAATCCATTTATGAATCTGAAATGTCTTATTACATATCAAAATGTTTACCTTACATGAAAGAATACACAGATGAAACTACACAGAAGACCCATACTAATAATATTTTTAACTGCAAGGAAACGGCTGGGGCGCGCAAAAAGGATATTTTCGTAGATTATCTTGTCGATGTCGAAAAAATGAACATAGATAGACCCATCGAAAAAAGAATAGACAGTTGTCCGAACTGTGAGACGAGTAATTTATTTCACTTTTCGGATTCGGCCGATTTAGTGTGTGACGGGTGTGGTATGGTGCTGGACGTTTTGTTAAGTGAGGAACTCACATACAAAGAAGAACAGGAAACTTCTGAAAAGGTGATTAATTACTCATACAAACGCGATAATCACTTCAACGAGTGGCTTTCGCAATTTCAAGCACAAGAAATGACGACCATTCCTCCTGAAGTTTTGCAAGAGTTAAGAAACGAGTTCAAAAAGCTAAAAATCAAGTCCGTCAACGAAATCACTCACGCGCGAGTTCGATCACTCCTTAAAAAACTTAAGCTTAACAAGTACTACGAACACGTCCCTTTTATCACAAATATTCTAAGTGGATTGAAACCACCAAAAATGCCCGTAGAACTTGAAGAAAAATTACGGTTAATGTTCAAAGAAATCCAAAAACCCTTTGACGACAATTGTCCGGCAGAACGCAAAAACTTCCTAAGTTATTCTTTTGTTTTGTATAAATTTTGTGAACTTCTCTCGGAAGATTCTTACTTGCAATACTTTCCTTTGCTAAAATCTAAGGAAAAGCTCCATCAACAAGACTGTATCTGGAAAAAGATCTGCGCAGTAAATCGTTGGGAGTTTATACCTACAATATAATATGAATACGACCAATTACATCCAACAAATTCAATATCACGTTGATAGAATCAACGAGATTCTCTATTGGCACTCGGTACATCAAGAAGTAATGACTGACTGGAATCCTCCCCAAAACTACTCTATATGGGGCCAAAATAACGCTTTCGGCTCTGTGGCCGGTGTGGAGGATGAAGAAGATACGGCCGATTCAGAAGCGTCGACCACTTTCTTGAACGAAGACGTCCCGGAATAAAAATACCCGCGTTATATATCTTGCACGCGATGTTCAGACGGATGTATAGGCACCCGGATTTTATAGGTGCACAGATATCACCACCGAACAACATCACGGTGATCATGAAGAATGGGGTTGAACAATATACGAGTAATACCGAGGTTTTTAAATCAGAAGCTACACTGGACAAAACTACAAAGGAACTTAAAGGTACGCCGCGAGGAAAAGACAAGATAGCTCGGCTCTTCATCGAACCGACGGTTGTGCGCAAAGGTCGTTTTACGATCACATTGTATGACCCGTGATCCCATAGCTCAGTTGGTTAGAGCGTGGTGCTTATACTAAGTATACACAGTGAAGTTGTATTCACATAAGGCACGCCAAGGTCACGGGTTCGAGCCCCGTTGGGATCATTTTTTTATAACTATTTTTATTGTATTTATAAAAAAATGTTTTGATTATTTCATTAATTTTGATATCATATAAATAGCTAATAAAGTGTGAACCAGGTAATATACGAAGTTAAAACTCTCCATAGATAACATACGTTTTATTTGTAATAATGAAAAGATGTCATATAACGGTCTATTTTCGTAGATACCACATTCCTTATTATAAATGGGCATAAGTATACACGCCTGTTCTTTATTAGGATTGATTACTCCTTGTACAAGTAATCCGATAGTACTTAATAAAAGAGCGTATAAAATACGTCGATCTTTAAAAATGAAAGGTCCTATATATATTAAAATGGCGGTAACATTATGAAAATAATGTAATATGTTATGTTCTATGGACACCTTCTTTTTACATGGATAATGGTATTTATCTAACACATAAAAAATCAAACCCAGAAAAAACAAAAGTGAAACTTTGTTCATCGTTCCTGGATTATACGGATATTTTTATCTTTAATCGAACCAAATTCTCGCTCCGTTAGTGTAAAATTTAGATTGAGGTTTTCTGTCATATGATTAACCGATTTAACAGCTAGTGCAGCTCCAGTATTTAAAATCCAACTCATCACGACCACACTCGGAGCACACCCTCGATCATTTGCGATGGTGCAAATCTGTTCATCTATGAGTGCATCTTTAGACATGGGACTATACGCCATGATGTTAATCATATTTTTGTCGCAGTAGTCACACAGTTCTTTTTGTTGAAAGTAAGGATGAAGTTCAATTTGATTCAAGGCTGGTTTCATATGTTTTATTTTTTCGAGGTGTTCGATCTTAAAATTTGAGACGCCTACATTTTTACACAGAGTTCCTTCGAGTTTTTTCATTTCGGTAAACACTTCCACGACATCCGCATCGAAACGTTCTCCGTCCTTGTATATGACTGGCCAGTGTACGAGGTACATATCGAGGTATTTAACTTGCAGGGCGTCGATACTATTTTGGCATGCATTTCTAACATCACCGTGTTGATCGTTCCAGAGTTTTCCGATAATAAAGAGATCTTCGCGGGTACACACACCTTCGTCTATACACTTCTTAATCTCTTTACCGATCATGATCTCATTACCATAAAAGTGTGCACAATCAATCGTTCTGTATCCACATTTGATAGCTTCGTACACGTCACCTTCCTTTGCACCACACGTTCCATATGCGATTTTATGCATCTCAGATTTATTTGGAAATATCATGCGATCTATGCACACCTTATTCAACCCATAACAAAGTGTATCTGTATCAACACTGATCGTATCATTGACAAGATTTTCTCCAAAAGAAAAGTGAATTTGACCATTTTTCACACTCTTATCGTTACACATAAAATTGAACATCTCGTTCATATTGAAAATTTCTCCACATCGAAACATCTTTGGAAGATGAAACGTGTCGGAATATCGTTTGTGTATATCGATCAATGTATCGTCGTGAATACCCAAAACATATCCGACGTGTGATGTACCAATCATACCTACATTCACAGCCTCGCCATGATAATATTTATCTTTTGACACATACTCTAAAGCGTGACCATATTGATGACCGTACATGAGAATAGGGTGTAACTCCCATGGGTCATTTCGTATATGTTCTATTTTGGCTTGAATAGTTTTCATGACGTTAGAAAACATATCATCTGAAAGTGTAAAATTTTCGCATACCGCATGTTTAATAATTTCCGCATATCCGTCCCATATGAAACGATCGTCTAACGTCTTTAGAAAGTCGTAGTACACGTAAATGTTAGAGGGTACTTTGTAACATCCTATTTGATTCTTTCCACATTCGGTATTGAGTGCTTGTTTGTAGGAAATGCACGCATCCGCCATGGCGAGTACAGTTGTTGGAAAGCTCACAAATTCTATACCCCTTTTGTACGTTGCAGCTATAAATCCAGCCAAGTTACTCACCGACCCACCACCCACAGAAACAATCACCGTCTGCGTGTCCATTTTATGTTTTCCCATTTCATCGACAAACTTTGAGTAGTACGAAACATTCTTAAACTCATCTTTAGCTTCAACTTCGAAAACGATTCCGTTGATGGTTGGAAGTCCATATAGTCGTTTGATGTTTGCGTCGATAAACAATACGACCCGATTTTTAATCTGTTCGATAATCCCTTTCCAGTCGGAAACGGTTTCAACAATACATCGATTTTCAATTTTTCTATTAATTATTATCTTCATGTACTGTATATGAATATACTCCTATTTATTCTGGTGCTCATTCACGCGGTGTGGATTATCGGGTTCCAGATATTCGGATTATTTATTCTGCCTAAAAAACTGTACTACGTGTATCCTCTTGCCTGTGCGATTGTAAGTCTTCATTGGATCATATTCGACAATAAATGTATTTTGTCAGTCCTAGAAAATAAGGTGTCAGATGATAAAAATGGCAATGACGACACGTTCGTGTACAATGCGATACGGGACAATCTTGGAATTCCCATATATAATCAAAAAAGGTTTCAGCATACGATGATGACACTGAACTTTTTGTACGTCGCATATCTGTATCGCAAAGATCCCAAGATTTTAACACTTTCCTTACTGTGTCTATACCTTAATAGATGGGATGTATGGTCTAAAAATTTTCTGTAGATACAATATGAGCGATTGTTATTATACAACTTCGTATACAATCGACAAAGGTAACTACGACGGGATCATAGATTGTACGTATGTGTTAATGATGGAAGATTCAAAAAGAAAAAAACAACTACTACAACAAATCGAAGATGCCAAAATTACAACAGGGGTTGTGATTCAGTATAACAAGGGATACAAAAAATGCGAGAAGAATTTGAGAGTTAATAAACCTAACTACGATCTAGAGGATGCTCTAAAAAATGTATTCAAACACGCACTTGATCAGGGGTATTCTAGAATTATAGTACTTGAAGATGATTGCGAGTTTGACGAACGCATCCGTGATCCCATCGTCGTGAATAATATGCGCTCATTTTTGAATGAGCGCGACCCAGAAATATATAATTTGGGAACCACGATTTCAATACCTTCGCCTATTGATGTTCTTCTTCACAATAATCATCAACGATTATTATATACGACGTGTGCCCACGCCATGATTTACAATAAAAAGTATATGGATAGTGCGATACACCGTAAATTTATGTTGGGTCACGTAGATTTCGAACACAACAGAACTTGGTCTAAGTACACGTATACATACCCGTTGGCTTACCAGAAATGTTCGGAAACCGAAAATGCGAAAGAAGGCTGGGGTGATACTTATTTTTTATTAAATAACATCATGTTCAAACCCCTGAAATTGGATACACAAGTACAACCCGGATTTGATCGCATCAAACTCGTATTTGACTATATAAGTGTGTTTTTATTCTTGATTTTTTTATTCTACGTAATAAGGAAATTAAAATGACGATTTAATATAGTATGAGATACAGGTCCGTGTCGAGGAATTTTTTCAAGACACGATGGAATCTCAAAGGTTTGGTTGAAGATCATCACGTGATTCCTAAACAATTTAGAACACACCCAACTGTTAAAAAATTTAATTACGATATGAATTCGAGTAATAATTTAATCATGATGCCCACGAACTTAGGAAAACATAAACTGAAATTGCGTGAAAATAGGTTGATACACGACGGTAATCATCACCGATATAATCTGTTTGTAGAACAGGTTTTAAATGTAATACAGACAGAAGATGATCTAAACGACTTTGTAATTTATTTAAAAAAATCTTGTAGATTTAATCCGCAACATATTCCTTGGTAGTTAGACTATTATTATAAATGAAGTTTCGGTTGTTTGTTGCAAATATGAGTACGGTATATCTTTGATTTTTTCGAGCATATTTTTAACATTTTGTTCGGTTATAACAACGCAATGTTCCATAAATAGTCGACCGCTGTATTCTACAATCAAAGGTCCGTTTTTCGAGATCGCGGATTCCATAGTAAACTATGATACCTTTTCTTTATCATCGTTTTCTATACATATCTTTTTTACTTCCACTCGCGCGCCACGAAACGGTGGGAAATTTATGAGATAAGCTGTTTTTAACCCCGTAAGATTTAGATAATTTAAACCCTGCACTTCTACAGCTTCGTTAAGTGTTTTTATTGTTTTGAATTCAAGAATTATTGAGTTATCAACTATAATATCGGCCCGTAGATATCCGATAATGTGTCCTTTAAAGGGTATTTGAATGTTACGCTCCGATTCGTATGGAACGTGGAGTTCGCGTAGCATCACTTCCATAGCAGTGTGATACACTCGTTCACTATACCCAGGACCTAGAGTTGTGAAGATTTCGTTCGCTATATCCTCGATTTCCATTACAAATTCTACGGTCTAATCTTTAAGACCCTGACGCATCATTGCATCTTCCAATTCATCAACCTCGTACCAAGCCAATTCGCATTCGTACGAATTCTTCGTCGAATCACAAATTTTGTGCGCTTCTCTGATCGCTTCTCGGAATCTAAACCTAAGTCGGGGATTGTCGAACGTTTTTTTAGGTTTTTCTATCGAGGGCTTTTCGTACAAACCCTTCAAAACATTCTCACGCGTTTTGGCTAATCTATACTTGTAGACGTCGTTACAAGAATATACGTACGCTACCATATCATATATTAAACCAAGTTTTTTAAGTTGGTTATGTCTCAAAACTACAAAATCGAAGCTTCCTGGGAAAAGATCATCGAAGATGATTACGACACGGCTTTGAAATTTCTCATGAAAGCGCGAGCGGATGTTAATGAACATTTTGATCATCTCTCCGAGGAGCAAAAAATCGATCTTGTCAAAGTTCTGTGCACGAACGCTACTATACTTCATAAATCTACGAAACAACTCATCGGGAAGCAATATTATAGTAATTAAAGTTTTATGTAATAATTAATTCAATATGTCTTCATATACACCCGAACGCTGCCCTTTCACGTACCGCGTATCCTCGATTAGTCGTATCATCGACGGAGACACTATCGATGTAGCTATAGATTTAGGCTTCGACGTGTGTACTAAACAACGCATTCGCCTCATGGGAATTGATACACCGGAATCTCGTACTTCTGATAAAGTCGAAAAGATTTTTGGTAAGCAGTCTAAGAAGGTGCTCAAAGAATGGTGTATGAAGGCCGTTGCATCGGAAAAGGACGATATCGAAATAGAACTTCGATGTACAGACGCTGATCCCAGGGATAAATACGGTCGAGTTCTCGCGGAAATATGGGTATGCGAAGATAATGAGTGGACGAATGTGAACCAATGGATGTGTGAAAATGGATATGCGGTTCCGTACCTTGGTCAGAATAAGGATGATGTCGCGGAGCAACACGAACAAAACCGTCGTAAGATGGTAGCCAAATACGGAGATGTATTAGTTCAACTTCATGGAGATAATAACTCGGAACTTAATTCATTCATCATGGAAAAGTATGGTCAATAAAAGTAACTTAAAAAATAATTCGTAATATACTACGTGCTCCTATAGTGTAGTTGGTTAACACAGCGGACTTTGAATCCGCTACCCCAAGTTCGAATCTTGGTGGGAGCTTATTTAAGTGGAGAGGGGGGTCGGTGTCCCTGACTTTTGGGACCAACTATTGAAATACGGGGCATCGACAAAGGCCAACTCTAACTCAAAACTTAAATAACCGTGATTATCTGGTCGGCGAGTGCCTTTTTAGGACGTCCCACACTTCGTACCCAGTAATCACATCGGATCATATGTGGGAGACTATTAAGACTGTTCACCTTAATGGGCTCCCTGAACGAGCATATGTGATGACTTTCCACGCCTCTGTAGCTTAGTTGGTAGAGCGTCGGCTTTGTAAGCCGAAGGTCGCGAGTTCGAGTCTCGTCGGAGGCATCATGGGCTTGTAGTGAAACGGATATCACTCTGGACTTCTAATCCAGCATTCCGGGTTCGATTCCCGGCAAGTCTGATCATAAATCAATTTAAAAAATCTGAGATACATATTATTAAATGCTCGCGGTAGTAAACATTTTGATTTCTCCGTTTCGAAACATAAAAAGGCGTGTCGTGTGTCGAGGGGCTGTGGTAGATCACCCTCCACCTCCTATTGATATAAAAAATACATGGGACTACGGAGCATATTCTGTAAAGGCAACGGTGGAAGCGAAGAATCCCAACGGAACCGTGGACAGAACCTTTATAGGATATAGTCAAAACATGGACATCACAACGAGGACGAAGCTTGCGTGTGATCGTCATAAAACACCCGGTACAGAGTGTGGAGAACCTGTCATGGTTATTAAGGGTGGAGAATGTGATGAAGTTATATTCATGAAAACGAAAGAAAACGGAAAATTGATTAATTTAACAAACCCATTTTTTTAATATCACAGTACAATAGATGAATGCATCATTTTTAGTTTTATTTATTTTGTGCATTTTTATATTTTTTATAACTAAATCTCGTACATTTAAAGATGAAAATGGAAAAGTAATACCTCATTTAACCACAGAAAAGCAGGAACAGGATATGGTTGCAAAACATATTCGTGAAGGAGATAAAGTTTTAGAATTAGGTGCCAGGTACGGAACTGTAAGTGCTGTAATACTCGATAACGTAAAGGATGAACATGATTGTGTCATTGTTGAACCCGACGGTAAAGTTACCGACGCTTTAAAAAGTAATTTGAAGGGATGTAATTATGGTGATGCTCATGTATTCGTAGGAACTATAGGTTCTAAAAAGCAAAAAATTAAGGGTGATTATAACTACGCCACATACACCGTAGAATGTAACGACGATACATGTGATATAGATAATTTAACATACGACGATTTACAGAAAAGGTACAACATAGAATTCAACACTATCGTCGCGGATTGTGAAGGGTGTTTACCCGAAGTGATAGATCATATATCTACGACTTCCCCTTCTTTACATCCGTTACAAAAGATCATAGTAGAAACAGACTACCCCGATAGGGTAGATTACAAAAAACTTTCTGATAAGCTACAAACATGCGGATTTAATAAAACCGAAGGTGATTTTGTACAGGTATGGGAACGAGCCTAATCGTCGTCTTCTTGATTAACAGCTATTGGTGGTGCCTCGAGTATCTCAAGTTCGAATTTGTTTTCAACTTCAGATGGTCTGATTTGCACAATTCTACATTCGCGTGTTGTTACAACCGTTTTAGTTGGTGTTATGGTAGCGAGTGGTTGACAAAGTAAAGCGTACGCTATCATTATGTTATACTATACGGATATTTATGTATCCACAGATTCGCTATCCATTTTTCTCCCTCTTCGATGGGTAAACCTCCGTGAAGAGCCTGATCTGTTATACGACCCATTCCATTTAACGTGTCGAAGCATAAAACATCACCTTTCTCGAGTTTAAACTTTTTATTTAGATTCGGAAAGTTTGTTTCTCCACCCATGTACCCATCGTTGAGAGCTATTATACATGTGTGTCTTCTGGGATTTTTCAACGGTAAAACGTCTTGGTGGGGTGAATAAAAACCACCGGGTTCGTATTTCAGGGTTTGTAACGATTCGCATTCGACGAGCGTTTTATCGTATAGGGATGCACAGCGTTCCGATACATCACGAACTATCTTATCTTCATAATCTAACCACGCCGTTTGACTTATTCTGATGGTATTGTCAGCATTCTTGTTGACACCTATCGTTGAATTGGATAATCTAGGTTTAGAAACTTCCATGATATGATCACATTCTTCGTGTGTAACGAAACCCTTGTGTACTTTAGGACCTTTATATTTTGGCATAAATGCATAAATCAAAAGAGCCATCACTATAATCAAAATCACGAATGCGCCCATTAATTTAATCATTTATTTTAATATCATGAGGTATACGTGCCACATACCTTTTTCTTATTTTTAGAGCCACCGTGTTATAATATTCGACAATCCCCTTGATATCATTTATTATTTCATCCGCTCTCGAAGCATCTACCATATATTGTCTAAGTGCATCACCCACAGTATCCAAGACCATTCTATATATTTCTTGAATATCCCTCACTTTATCGTTATACTTATCTCTCCGCTGCAGTTCGCGTTTAAAATCTTCTTTACTCATCTCATTCAATAAGTATCGTACTCTCATATACTTATTATCCGTGTAGGTGAAGTTAAATCTATAGAACATTTCTCGATCTATATGAGATAAGAGTAACGAAGTTTTGAGTAAATATTCTGGCGCCTTGTTACGTTTTAATTCATGGTAATTAGGGCGACCCCCGCATGGAATATCACCATGTTCACGTGTTTTACGTTTGAAATACTCTACATAATGTGGATTGTGTATTCTCCCCGTTTCTATCATTCCCGTGTTGAAATCGAATGTCGTATGACACATCGTACACCACATTTGTGAACATCCATCTATTTTGTAAATCATCGTATTACATTTGGGACACGGTTTCGTATCTTTCTTTAGTAATTTTATACTCTTCACCGTGTTTGGATCACACACGTGTCCTTCATGTTTTTCTTCGTGACACTTTTCACAAAATTCCTTTTTACAAATTCCGCATACGTAATTATCAGCTAAAAAACCCCTACAATTTTCGGATAAGCACGCTTGTGTGTACACCGGCATAGCTCTCGACACGGCTGGATCTGTCCTACTTAACGCATGAGCTTCTTGAATTACATCATGTATTAATTCTCGTAACAGTTCTACGAGATGATGTCTACATCGTATTATGATATTATCCGTCCCACACGATTTCACGGCTTCTAGAACACACATGAGCCACGAATAACTCTTTCGAAGAGATCGTATATGTATGGTTCTCTCTACGTAAGGTTGTGTTTCTGGTAAACGCGCTTGTTCACGTTCAAAAAGGATATTTTCCCTATGCACTTTATACGTCTTGTTCCTAAAGGCTTTAGTACAAAAAGAATCTACGAATTCTCGGTTAAATTCATGTCTACAATTCATACAGTGTGGGTCTTTACTAGTCGATAAAATATATGTTTGTAGACATGATTTGCAGGCATCAAAGTCACAAAAGGGGCACGTCACTTTTAAATGATTTGTCTTATTAAAGTCTTCGGTACACGACACACAGGTGGACATATACATTATATGACTATTTTCTTTAACTATTGAAAATCTACAAATGACTCTATAATAGTATACAAATCATCTCGACCATACGTTGATTCTACGAAAAACATGAGTTTTTCAGCCTCCTCCCAAGATTGATCAGCATCATAATATTTATAGTACACGTAAGCAAGTTCTCCTACATTATCATCACACCACGTTCGGATTTCTTTGTCCGACATTTCGGGAGCGAGATACGTTTTGAAAAAAAATGAAACATCTCGTTTGAGAATTGCTTTTTGTATCGGAGAATTTTTTATGAAAAACATCTTACAAATTTTTTAAAAAAATTCTACTTAGGTTTTTTTTATTTTTATATAATAAACAAAATGAGTTTCCCTAATAATCGAACATTCATGCAAAAACATGGGTTAATGGTCGGCGTAGGAATCGTCAGCTTAATCATTATTATCGTCTTAATCGTGATGTTCACCAAAAAGGAAGAAGAGGAAAAGCTTGATCTCGGCCCCGCGGCGAAGGAGGCGATCGATTTCTTACAGGATACAGACCAATCTGATATCGACGCCGCTATGGGTACGGATCTTCCCGAAGAAGAGGAACCACCCACTTCAGCCGTCGAAACCTATATGATGGTACCAGGTAACAAACCTCCCTTAGATTACACCCGAATTACTTCTTCTTAGTAGATTTTTTGATCATTATTGAAGGGTTATGAAGT